CCGGACACTCCGGCACAGGCTACTTTATCTGCTATACTTTTTATAGACATCTTTATTTAATTTTGTTGGTTAAGACTAAGTAGTCATAGCTACCCTTATCTGAAGTAGTGTACTCACTACCTTTAGCAAAATGTTTCTTTCTGACATTAAAGCCTTCAATTACTTTGCCTTTATATTCTACTTTATCTTTTGACATTTTAAAATATTATAGGTTTTAAGCAGGTGTCTCGTATTGTTATCTGAAAGTTTACTTTTAAAGCATCCCATACAAATGTTCCAGCACTTTCTTCGCTGCTTGATTGTTCATCGCTATAGTTAGGGTATTTAACAACCTTAAATTCTCTAGCGATATTTACTATATTAGCGTGTTCCAAACAATATACCAAATTGTCAAATAAAGGAAACAATACTTTTTTATAAGTCTCGTTTAATCTCTGTTTATTTTGCATTGATTGGTTAGTAGGAACAGCTAGAACTAGTGTAACTTTATCTACCGACAAATTGGTTCTATTATGAGTTTCTTCATAAGGATATAATAACCATATTAGTGGATATGGACTATCACCTTTGCCTTTTATTTTTAAAAAGACGTTTAATGCTTTTTTGTCCCCTGAGCCAAATACTACTTTATGGTCTAATTGACTAGTAGCTATGTACTTCATCCTAGGCAAGTAAGAAAATATTTCTTCTAGCTTGTCTTCTAATACTATTATTTTTCTTGTGATACCCATTATAAACCAAAAGCGTTTAATTTGCTAAATACTTGTGGAGTGTAATTAGCGTAAGTTTCATCTAGTATTGCGTTTGAGTCCTTAATAAATTTAGATAATGACACCTCCTGATTATTCTGATTAAAATGATCTACCCAAGGCATACCATTTTTATATCCGTATAATGGATTATTGTTTGCCCCTTGTATCATATCAACCATTTTGTTCCAGGCTCTGGTAACCTTTGCTGTTGGCAAAACATTTTCAGCATTAGCAGCATTAAGTATTTGATGACCAGCATCAGACCTAGTTATGTAATCATCCTTCTCATAAAAATAATATACATAGTTTGCTAAAAAGCTTTTATTATATCCACCATCAGGTATAGCTTCATACCTTATACCACGCCAGGCAATAGTCTTGCCGCTATTAGGATCTGTGTAAACGTGACCATTGAGCAGTTGGTCCCATTTAATCGGTGATCCGTCAACAAGACCATTAGACTCGGCTTTATCTAATACTAAGCTAAATTCACGGTACAAATCGTAACCTAAACATTTAAGAAGACACTCTGCAACATATTCCTCAATGAAATCAGTAACTGCCCCATCTACTTCAGTAACATCATCAGTGATGCCTGGCTTAGCGTGGGGTATGTAAAGTTCTCCTCTTAAATAAGTGTTGTCGATTATCATAACTTAATGCTTGATTATTGTTTTGTTATGTGCTTAGGTTCCGGGTTTTTAATAACATTTCCTACCTCAATAAAACCCTTATCAAGTAATGTTTGGGCCGTTGTATAGTGGTAGTCTTTCTCGAAGCCTACTTTTACACCTGACATAGCCTTTACAAACGTGCAAGGATATATGCCCGGCTTTAAAACTACTTTTTTATTTTCTGCCATTTTAATGGTTTTTAAAAATTAATTAATTTACTACTAAATTGCTGTAATAGAGGTTTTTACCACATCGATACTCTCATAAACGAAAGCTCCTAAATCTAGGTTCTTAACGTATTGGTAGTATCTACTTTCTCCTAACATTGTAAACTTGTTAGTAATGAACTGATCGTTAATCCAGCCAATACGGATGCTAAACGGAACGTAGTTAATTACGTTATATTTAGTCATATCTGCTACAAAGATTTGACCTGCTGGAATTTTAATCCAAGGCTTAATAAGAACTCCGCCGATTCTTACTTCATTGAACAAACCGGCTTGAGGATATAGAGGCAAACCTCTTGTATCTTTAGCCCCAACTAGATTCTTGAAAAAGTCAAATGGACTTATAAGAACTATGTTCGGTACGTGGCTTGGCTCATCTATGTAAGATTGAGTAGTGTAAATATCAGTTATGATTGCGTTAACAACATCCATAAAATTAGATGTATTAGCCGCAAACATATCGGTCATAGGGCCAGCCACAAAAGCCCTAGCTAATATAGTAGCGCCTAGTGGATTTTCAGATACCCCATCAGCAAAATAAACACCGTTAGCCTTGAATAGACCGTGTTTTTTAACCAAGTAATCTTCTGCTACAGCGCGCAGTCTTTTTATATCTGTAACAGATTCTTCTGTTAAGATCTCATAAGCGGCTGCTTTCTTTGGAACAGGAAATCTATTTTCCCATTTAAAATCAATTTGTGGTTTTTCTACACCTTCAGCAATGAAAGCATATCCGCCATCTTTAGGAACAGCTTCAGTATAAGAGAACCTAGCTTCACCAGTAGAACTGATCGTTGCTAAATTTAGCAAAGTGCTATCATCTCTTAAATCAACGTTACCTAAAGAAGTGTGCATAATAGCACTAGGTGTCCCTACATCTGCACCACTACCTGTAGTAACATCTGCTACTACTTTAGGCACAAATTCAATCTCACCGGATTTTGCTTTGTACAAATTTTCAATAACAGATTTGTTTTCTGTTAAGAAAGATGAAAACTGTTGCTTAACAGATTCAATTTGATCTTTCTGCATTGACGCTATAAAAGCATCTACAGCCTCGCCTTGTGTTTTGATGGCATCGTGCAGAGGTAACAGGTCTTCTTTAGAAGCACCGGCTTCCTGAGCGTCTGACAATTGTTTTTGCACCGCTGCAAACTTGTCATCCAATGCTTTTTGCATTTCTTCTGGAGTCATTTGTTTGTTTTAAAAATTAATAATCATTTGTTTNTTAAAAGTGCTCGCGCGGCTTTTAATTTTAATAGAGTGCTTGCGCGGCTCTATTTAAGCAACCAGTCTTTTAGTGCTTGTTCTTTATTTGTCGCTTCTATAGCGGCTATATCTTTTGTTTCAACAGTCGGGGTAAATCCGTTTGATCCAGCAACAACTGCGCTGCCTTCAATATACTTAGCTTCTAACACAGCCCAAAAATATCCCATAGCTTCAGTTTCTTCTTTATTAGCTCCCATTGGAAAGTATCTATCCCAATTTTCTTTTTGTACAGGATAGTCATCATCGTTTATACAAGTTACAAGTTTTACGTATTGCATACCAACACTATGGTTTGTTACATACCCTTTTGCGTATTGCTCGTGCATATATTCGTTTCTAGATTTGCGAATATTGGAATCGTGCATTAAAACTTGGGTTTTACCTTCCATATCATAACCTAGTTGTTTCCAAGTTTTAGTTTCAACATAAACATTAAGATCATTCCCACTTGAAATAACACTTTTAAATAATCTTGAATGCTCCTGTAGATGCATACCCATCTTGTTCTCTTTAAGCGATTTATCCCACATACCAGGTAAGTGTAAATCCTGATTAGAATCAAAAACATTAGTTGTATTTATAGCCGCCTTAACTTCAATTATAGGTTGAGCTAACAACTCGTCTTCGCTTTTTTGATTAGATGATCCAATTCCCTTATATACTAGTACAGGGTGGCTAGAAAAACCTTCAGCTTCTTTTATAGACGATCTCTTCTGAGCGAAAATTAAATCCTCATTATCAACCAAAAACTTATGAAGCTCCTGCTTATTCGCAAATTCTGGTAGCTTAAATTTTTCCATAGTTTATTTATTAATAACTTTTCCTTTGTTTAGTTTATCAAGCTTGGATAAGTTTTCTAATTTTTGATTCTTCTTCTGCTGTGGTTGAAGTTTTGGNTTTTGTTTCTTCTTCTCCATTTCCTGTAGTTGTTTGTGTTAACGGGGCTAAAACAATACTCTTGTCAAACCCGCACATTTCTAAAGCTATATTATCAGGAATACCAGCGCGTCTTAAAGAGTCTAGCGCGCCCGCCTGTTGCGTTATGCCCGTGTATCTTTCTAATAATATATATTGCATAATTGGCAAGTGTTCAAACGTCCCGTCCAATTTGTGTAATGAATCCATGTTTTTGTTGAACACGGCCACAAAACTATTAAGTGTGGCTTGCATCTCGTTTTGTATATAAGATACCATGCTCTCTTTAAAGTTGTTGTAAGTAGTCTTTTTAGCTTCTAAAGATATAATGTCCTTAGGTATGTGTAGCGCGGTATAAACAATATTTCCATCTACTTTAACGCTTTCATCTAACCCAAGATCTCTTAAAGCAATATGCATTGATTGCCAAGACATCTTCGCTTTGGTTATTAAGCCACGCTTTCTTCCGACGCCTAATCCATACCCACCATTAAATATGCCTTCTGCTGTTTCTTTTTCTTCATCACTAAGTGGAAAGCCTTCTTTAGAACCGGATAGCATTTCTTTACCGTTAGTCTTAAGTATTATATTTTTAGCTATTAGGCTATCTTGCGTGTTTAAAAGTGTTTGTCTTAAGCCGTCTAATCTACTAACAGCTTCAAATGGGTTTTTCCTTGCACCATTCGGTAAGTCATAAAAGAACATTAAGTCTTTTAACATTATAGTTAAATTCTCTCCGTTCTTGTCATATACAACTGTCTTATTTAAAAATGAAGCATCAGCTCTTAAATAGCCGGTTTTTATATTTTCAGGAAAATGTATTTTAGAATAGTCTAGCACGTGT